CGGTTCCTGTCCCATAGTAATAGAGGCCGTTTCCTTCTGTAAAGGCAGAACCATCTGTGAGATTGAAAGTGCTACCTGTCGATGTGGCAGTTGAATTGATGGTGTTGCAGAGGCCAAGATCGAAGGAGCTCAGGTTTGTGACCGCAATGGTAGTGCCTTCTCCCTCATCTGTCGATCTCATGCTACTGATGAGGACTACTCCATCTCCGTCATCGCTGTTTGCAGTAGCGATGAACTCATGCGCGACATTGAGTGCCTTTCCATTCTCAGTCATTGTCCCTATCTGGATAGCGGTCTTCCCTGTCGAGTCATCTTGATTGATTAGATTGCCAATCTCACCGGCAATTGTCTTTACTCCGAAGTCTTTACTCCAAGTAGTGGCTGATGTCCCTGTCTGGAGAGTTGCAATATGGGCTATGTTTGGACATAGGTATATCTTGTCTGAAGCACCCAGGAGATGGGGGTCTTTGAGAGTGAGTTGCACTCTTGATGATGCTAACTCCCTGTAATGATCCCCCTGCCATACGCCCATTCGCAGGACTCTTTGAATGGGTCTGTTTCTGAGATAGACCGCACCAACATAGTCTGTGTAGTATCTGCGCCTGTATGGCTTGAAGGTAGTGAAGTTCTGATACTCATCGACAACAAGCCTGGGTCTCCACGCTATTCTGCATATTCTGTCGATGTAGTCTTGCCTTCTCCTGATCAGATGCTCGACTTGGGCTTTACTGATTCCCCTCTGAGATGAGTTAGATAAGATAGAAGCAGGTTGCACATACGCATCATTTGCTTTGGTGTAAGCCGTCCCAGGGTTTGTTGCTTTGAGAGTAATGCCCCCACTCGAACCTGTTGATTCAATCCCTGATATAGTCAAACTACTTCCTAATGCATCCACGTTGTCATAGAGAGTGATGGTATCTCCTGTTGCAAAACCCCATCTTCTGTAATCCGCACCTGCAATTGGCATCTTGATCACCGTTCCACCCCCCTCTGAAGCAGTAGATGTGTCTCCTATCAGAGCTGTTGGCTTGGCATCGGGCAATTGGAGGTATGATTCGACCTTAGCGACTGTGGTATATACCAAGTCATCAGGATAGAGGGGTTGGTCGGGCCTATGCCCTGGAGTGAATGTGCGTGGCATTACTGTTCATCCTCCTTAACTCCCCAAATTGTAATCCATGTCTCCTCCGCATCCCGCGCAACTTGGAGTCCAACAGAAATGGAGTAGGCCACAGGATAAGCATCGAGTCCCTGAACCGATGTTTTGAATGTCATATCTCTCCCTTCCTCTTATCTTGACGCGAACGGTTTCGGCTCTGTCCAGGTTCTCCTTACTGAAAGGAGAATCGTCTGTCGCTATGGAACCTTCGTCTGTTGCGATCTCTGCCATCCGAACCTTGCGGCGGCGTTCTATTGCGTGTGCTTCTTCAAAGCAAAGTTCGTCTAGTTCGACAGACAACGGCAAGCCCCCGATTAGGCTCGTCCACCTGTGACTGTCACATATACTGTCTGAGCCGATAGTGAAGTCGAACCATTTACAGCGTCCAAAGCCGTGCCGTTCGCACCTGATTCGTATGCAAGGAGTTTCTTTGCAGACCTGTCATAGTTATACACATATCCTCCTATGTCTGACTCAACATGGACTGTTTCGATATTTGACACATATGCGGTGAGATCTAGTGGCTCACCTGCTGTGGGCCAATTTCCCGATGGGGTTAATTTCAGAGCAACAGTAAGCCTATTGCCCGTCACATTCGTTCGTCCAAGTTGCTCTACTGTGAGTGCCATACTGATACCTACGTTATTTTCAATCCTATTTAACCACTACTTTACTCATGAAGGATGACGATTCGTGCTTTGCTTCCCGTAGATGCCGTGAAAACCTTGCTCCCCCCTAATGCTAGAGTGAATTTGACCCTACCACAAACCGCACCATTCCACGATCCAGCTACTGAACCAGGGCTTGTCACAGTCAAGTGAACTCCTGCAGTATCTGTGTTGGCTCCCTCTGCTATCTGGAAGTGTCCGATTAGATTAGTCGCATTCCTGAAATCGAGGCTGGAAACAGTATTGCAGTAGGGATACTCAGTAGCACCATCCATCGAGATTGCCATAGAACCCTGAGAGTTAGTAGTAGCCGTGCAATCCATAGCTGCCATGTCTAATATGATGCGAGAGATTTTGCCATTTATGTCGATAGTCCCACTTATGGAACCTGAGCCATCCGATTCTATGTCTAGGACTCGGCGGTTGATTCGAGAGCGACTTGCATATCGGCCTACGCCATCATCAATCTCAGCCGTCACTCAGATGCCCCCGTGATATGTTCACGGGCCTGAACCGTCATAGAGGCTTTAGTCGATCTATTACTAATCGCTATGCCCTTCTCGGAACACCAAGACATCATCTGCGCCCTTGTCATCTTAGAGTCAAAACCGGATGCCGCCAGGAGGATGTCCACATCGACTTCTTTATCTGAGATAGGAGGCAAGGGAGCTACGTCCTCAACAACCTCTTCCTTAGTTGGGAGGACTGTCTCCTTGACTTTCTCAACTACCTTCTGTGGTATCTCGGTGACTTTCTCGATTTTGCCCTTCTTTGGCTTTTCAATGGTGGAGGCCATTTTCTTTGCCTGGTTATCATCGCTTCCGACAACCTTCCAAGAAGTCGCTCCGTTCTCTATCATGGGAATGAACTTGTCACGGATTAGATCCTGTGGAACATCATCCCTAGTCATCCCTCGGGAGAACCCGATGACGTGACTTCTGCTGAGTTTGATCTCGCAGTAGGGTCTCATCCCAATGTATTGGAGGCTAAGAGCCATGTTGGCTCACCTTCACCTGTATAGGATAGTCAGTCTGTAAGTATCTGTGCCTGTGCTTGCCGCCGTTGTGAACTGAACCTCTCCAGACACGATGGTCGGGATGGTTGGTTCCTCAAAGCCACCAGATAGATTCTGTATTCCAAGAATCGCTAGTGCCGAGGTTCCATCGACTCCGGTGATCGTGGTGTCGCTGAAGTTCAACTTGGTTAGGGTTGAGGCTGAGATGCTTACTAGATCAACGACTAGGAGATGAACTGCTCCCTGAACGCTGTTGCTTCCCATTGGGCTTTGTAGCCAATCTGTGTTATCTACTGCTCCCATCCATAGACGGGCATCCAATACTACGCTGCTTGTTCCTTGTGTGATATTTGCTGTTGCCATATTTTTTCACTTCCTTTTTTCTCCATCAATCTCCGAACACCTATGCGGCGATGTCCCTCACCTTTCCGTGTGCTCGGTAGAATAGTTGCCATAGGTCTCCCATTGTGTGGAACATACCCATCTGTCCTAGCCTGTTGATCCCGAATGGGTCGCCTGTCTCAATACCGGACTCGTGGTATAGGGTTGGCTTGGCCGTGCAGAAATACATATAGTCAGAGTCGATGAAATACATTCTCGACAGTTCGCCTGAGTCTGCGTGAACATCCTTAGATGGAATTAGTGGAACGCCGTTGTAGGTAGCGACCACGAAGCCCGCCTCCATGCCTGGAACACCCTTCACTCCATTCACGCCTGGGACTACTCTCTTCATCTCGGTGAATCTCTGCTGAGGTTGTAGTAGCTGCTGAACCTTCTCAAGAGTATCGTAGCCGGTTAGGATAACCTTTGGCTGTCCACCCTTCTCCCATACGCTTCTGAACATCCCGTCAATTATGTTCAGACTGAGGGCGCGAGGCAAAGCCGATGTGCTTCCTGCGTCCACGTTCGCGTCATACCATGACTGTGAGGAACCTGCGCTCCTCGTGATGTTGTATTGGTTGTGATCTGCTGCTAAGGTCACGAAGTCGGTTGCCGTCTCCACGAAGGAAGAGGACAAGCACCTGTCAAGGGACTCGAAGTCGTTCCCTGCGGCGTTGTCCACATCCTCTAGTAGCATGACGTTGATCTGCTCTGCGTGGTGCTTTGCCATCTCCATCTTCATTACTGCCCTTGCGTCTCCCAATCCGTCATCCTTGTCAGCGAGGAACATTGCTGTCTCGCTTAGGTCGAAGGTGTGAGCCACAGTCTTGGGCTTGGTGCTGACCTCTGCGAAGGTC